ATCTTTCTTTGCTGATTTTCCTGTAACTTTTCCGGTGCAGAATATTCTCAATAACCATATCCGCTATCACCGTGTTCTTCGGGCAAGCTGACAAGGCGGCACCGGAAAGCAGGTATCCATACTCTGCCGGAAAGTCTTTCAGCATAGTATTCATTTTTTCAATGTCCTCTGCCGGAATACCGTAGTCTTTCAGCTTTTTATTCCTTGTCAGCATACCATTGCTCCTTTCTAATCGTCTGGGTGGTGTTTGTCGTACATAATCACTATGCATACAAGACCAGTCACTCCGAATATGATTCCAAGGGTGAATCCTAATAAGAATGTAATCATGGCTCATCCTCCTTGTATGGTTCTGGAAGCGGCATCCAGGCAATAACTTTATACATCTTTGTTCCTCCATGCCCGTCTGAATATTTATCCCATTCAAGATATCCATATTTCTTTTCGTTCCAATATCCGGCATCTCCAAATTTTAAATAATTCGCAATTCCATAAAGCTTTTCAGGTGTTCCATAGACTTTTTCAAGCGTTACAAGATACTCTTTTTCGTCTTCCGGTACTCTCTCACTGACCGGAATCCAACCGTTTTCTTTCTCGTCCTGTTCCAGATCATTCAGAAGAGTATTCACAATATCCAGCGCACTCCCTGGAAGCCCATGCTTATACTGCGATTTCTTTTCTATCTCAGCTTTGTATTGTTCTAATCTGGTTCGTACTCTGCTCATGCTTCCACCTCACTATCCTCTGGCATCTGGAATGTCATTCCTTTTTTGAGCATTTCTCCAAGTTCTCCAGCATGTGCTTTGTTTTCTTCCGTTTTTGGCTTCATACTTAATATCCTACATACTTCTGGAATTACATATTTTGTGTATTCTGAATCTCCATATGCTTCCTGAATCATATCCAGTACTTTCATGGCTTTTTCTTTGGTGGAATATTTTCCTAAAATAAGATATCCTCCATTTCTCTGTGCATCCTGCAAACTCCAACATATAACATTCAACGAATCTGGGAGCTTTAGATTTATTACAATGTTTTCAAACTTTACCAGTGCTGTTTTATCCTGGCTTCTGATTAACATTTTGTGTCCTCCTTATTCGATAAAATTTGTTCCGCACTGACAATGATAACTAATATGTCCGTTATACTTACTTACATTTGCCATTACCTTTCTACCGCATGAAAAGCAAGTTACCTCTTTCGTTAGTGGTTTTTCGTATTCTTCTACTTCTTTATCTTGAATAAACCTCTGACCGCACCAGTGGCATTGTTCAGTGCTATATGGCATTTCTCCACAAAGAGGGCATTCTGGAATTATTCCGTAACCATCATTTATGATAGGGAGTTTGATTGGTTTTCGCTTTGAATAGATGTTCCAGAGTTCTTTTCTTCGGTTTTCTTCGTCCTGCGTCTTTAACGCTTGGTACTTCTTTTCCTCTTCTTTGTCCCAGTAAATGACACAAGCTTTATCTTCCGGTGAAATGTCTTTGGTGTACGGCTGTATTATGCAACGATATCCTGTTTCGCCTTTTCTTTTTCTTGGCTCGCATCTTACACAGCCACCGCATTTTTTATCCAAAAATTCTTCTGGATAAATGCTTGTGCTGGAACGTCTTTCTCTTTCTGGCATTCCATCGCTGAATTTAATTTCACTCATTTTCATCCTCACTTTCCCCATGTAAGCAACTGGCACGCTATTGTGCAGTTGGTACATGATTTTAATACTCAATAAAATCAGATAATTCCATCTGACCAACTACGTTGTTATCTTGCATCCACCATAGATAAACTTCTTCGCCGCAACTCCACTTCGTATCTTTTCCACGTCTCCGGCGTTCCTCAATCATTCTGTCAAAAGCACGTATATAGGCTTGCTTGTATTTTGGGAAATCATACATTTCCTTTTCCCTCTGCTTCTTCGATGCAAGCGGACAGCCTAAGCAACCTAACCTATTATATCCGCATTGGTACAGCTCACATACCTGAATATCTTTTTCACCAATGAACTGCCAGATATTTTGATCTGTCCAGTCAATAATTGGATTAACTACTGTCTTTGCTTTCATCTGGCAATTTTCAAATAATCTTCTAGTACAATCATTATCGGTTATAAGCATTTTCTCATCAGAAACGCCGATACTTTTGCTTGCTGTCTGTCCTAATACTTCAAATGGGCTTCTATTACTTCTCTTGCTACTTTCAGACCATCTAACGCCTGTTGCAATCATTCTGTTAGGATTCCCACCTTCTTTCAGTTCTGAACAGCAATACCGAACAATTCTGGTAGGTGGCATTAGTTTTCTTGGAATAAGATTCCACATTGTAAGACGGTTGCCGTTTTCCTGCACATGATAATCAATCTCGCATTTGATGCCTTTGTCCGTCAATTCAGAAAACGTATTCTTGATATGCCTTACTGTCTGCGGTGCATCAACAGTGGTATGTGAGTTATGTACTTCAAACGGGATTCCAGACATTCTGAATAGTTCAAGAAGCACATCTGAATCCTTTCCGCCGGAATACTCACATACAAGTGGTTTGTTATAATGTTTCAACGAGAGATCAGACGCAAGCCGGATTCTTTCAATTGCTTTTTGTTCTAAATCCATAATATTTACACTCCAAATCTTCTAACCAATTCTTTATTCAAATCTGGGATTCTTACATCTGTTTCAGATTCCAATTCCTCAATCATGCTCATAAAGCTTCTTTCGCCACGGTTCGCTTGTCCCACAAACTCATTTGCACAATTGATTACGTCTAAAAGCCTTTTGGTTGAAAATCCATGCAGTTTTCTTAATGCCAACATCATAGTTACGGAATTGATCGTATTCGCCCAGTCATCACCAGTATTGAATCCATCGTTATAGGCTTGATCTTGCATGATTTCCAACTCTTTACGTGAGTTCTGCATGGCTCTGGCGAATGCCTGTGACATTTGATTGTCACAAGCCAGCACCCTATTTTTCTTTGGTGCTTTCATCTTTAATTTGCTTCCCATATTTTTCCCTTTCGTATCTGTATTCCGTCAAACGGTATGCTCTCGATATTCCCGGATGTTCTGTGGCAATCAGAGAATCCATCTCCAATTGCCGCATATGTCTCTGGACAGTGCATTTTGTGAGGTCTGTCCCATCCATAATTTCTTCATAAGAAGGCATATATCCGTGTTTCTCAAAATACTTGACAAGAAATCTGTAAATATCATTTCTAGCAGATTGCCCCTCATTATATTTTCTCTGACGGTAATTCATAGGCAAAACGGATTTTCTTCCGCAGTATTGCTTTTTTCTACACGCATTTTATTTAATCTTTCCGCAGCTTTCTTCTTTGTTTCATCGGAATATTTTCTCGGTGGATTGATTTTAATGTAGGAATACGGCAAGTGAGCGAAAATAGATCCATCATTATTTCTGGCAAGAATTTTTACATCGTCTGGAAATTCCTTTTCTAATTCCTCACATCTGTTCTTCCAGGTACTCCCATTCTTAGCAGTAAGTCCTACATAATCTCTTCCGGGAATCCACTCAATTACACATTCGTTTGTGTTTTCTGACACAAAACTCACCTCTATTCATTTTTTTATTTTTTATCTTTGGAATTTAGCCAGTAGAACTACTGGTGTGTTAGAATCAGTGATAATTTTCTTCGTTGAGTAAGTCGTTGAATTTTTCCAACGCCTTAATAGATACTTTGTTATTTGCTTTTTCTGGTCTGATTGATACATTTAAGTGAATATCAATGATGTGTTTTAATTCTCGCGCAAGGGTTATTTTGCCTTGTTGAATTCCCTGTCTGTATGTCTTGGGCGGTTTATATTGCCCTGTTACTTGCTTTCCAGCTGACTGGCCACCAGCTGTAACGTTGTACATCTGGAAGCCTTTATCTGCAAAAGCCTTGATTGTTTCAATTTCTTTCTGGTCAAGTTCATCCTTTCTACATGTTCTATATGAAAGTTTCCAACCAGTAGGATTACTTTCACTGTAAAACTTATGCTTTTTAAGGCTTAATGCTATGTGATCGTATTCCCCTAAATGGCTCGCACATCTCTCGCAAAGGTTGACTGCCTGTCCACAATACGCTCGGTTTATTCCGGCTTCGTCAGTTCGGTAAAACACGTATATACCACTAGAATATGGAATGCTTGGACATATCCTTTTTATTCGATTCTCTCGTTCTCGCTTCATAGCGAAAACTCTACTATAATCCACCAGGCATCACTCCTTTTCAATCTGGTCAATGAGTTTCTTGCATTCATCTTTAACATAGGCAAGTGAGTGAATTTTGCAATCTGGATTTTTGTTTAATTCTCGCCAGTAATCTCCCATTATTTTAAGAATTTTTTTGAAGTCTGGTTCTTCCCCGAAATACTGTTCTGCTGTCTCAATATCATAACCATCGAAACAATGAGCACAGTCAAATCCAATCCACCATATATCATCATCGTCACAATCGTGTAGAAATGGTTCTGAATAAGTAACTCCACCATGGCAGTCAAGATACCATAAATCGTCAACACTTTTTTTCGCTAACTTGTGACTGTAAGGCACTCCAACATATCCGCATCTGTATGCTCCAGGCATAAACAGGACTACATATGAATAACCTTTGTATGTAGATTTTGTTTCTAAAACTGGTTTCATTTAATCACTCCCATTCACTCTCGTATTCATCTTCGCCCTCATCATAGTAACCATTTTCCATGATTTCTTTGAATGCAGCTATTGCCTTTCTGAACCTGTCACGCAAAACCTGTTCTTTCTGTTCGAGATCATCAATAACCTTTTTTCTTTCTGCGATTTCTTCTAAAAGAGATTTATTCTCTTCTTCAAGATTGTATCTGGCAATGCGTTTCATGGTTGTTGGATCAAGTTTTACAATTTCCTTTCCAGTAACGCAAAGAGTTGTTGGATTCATTATTGCCGGCGCATACGTTCTTGTTTCCCCATAAACCGATGTAGTTTCTATTTGTTCTGGCGGTTCAGTAATATCCTCAATAGATTCAACATCAAAGCACATCATTTTCTGATTGCTAAAATAAATAATCTGTCCTGTTTGTACCATTTCATCACTCCTTTTATCCGAACGCTACCTGTCCGTTATTTTGCATATGCTTCTAATTATCTAAAACATCTGGATTTTCGCATTCCATAGCAACTGCAACATCTTCAATGAATTCATCCGGGATATAGATTCCAGCTTGCTTACAAATAGCATATTGTACTTTTGCAATGCTACGGATATCCGCTCCCTGCATTTTCATAGTATTTGTTAAAACTTTAAGGAGATTTGCAACTCCACCATGAGAATGAGGAATTTTCATTTCAGCGAGTTTGCTATTGGTAGTTTCTTTTAACTGATTTTCCATTTTCTTCCTCGTTTCCATTCTTTTTTTGATTGAACCATCCTAAATAGCTATTAAATAAGTCATCAAATGAATTGCTATTGCTAATTGCATTAGAAATAGTTTTGTATGTATCTTTCAGCCATAATTGAAGAATATATTTTCCATTTTCATGAAACCAGTAATAAACTTTTGCTTTGTCTGTTCTTATGCTCCATGGATTAAAATTCAACTCCATATACCAGTTGATGCAGTATTCCGTCATTCTGAAATTTTTGTTCTTCCAATTGGCATATGTCTTTGCGTCTTTACTGCTTTTTAATGTAAGAAGAGGCTTCTCTTTTTCAATTTCGGAATTAACCATTTCTCTAAGCACATCATAAACAGCAACTTCTACCATAGTTTTCTCCTAACTAAACGGAAATTCATCTTCCATACCGCCTAAATCTGACACATCCATGAAACTAGGTTCTGGTGGCGGTACTGGTCGTGTGTCTGTTTCCTGTGTTTGTGGAGACTGGCTCTTTCTTTCTGCAAATTCATGTTCTGCAACAAGGCAATCATTTGAGTAAACTTTTTCACCATTTTTGTTCGTATAGTTTCCAGTCTGCCATTCACCACGCACATTTACTTTCGTGCCTTTTTTAAGATATTTCTCTGCGAATTCTGCATTTTTTCCAAGACATACGCAAGTGATAAAATCAGATTTTCTTTCTGTATTCTTTTTCACTCTTCTCTCGACAGCCAAAATATATCTTGCGATTTTGGTATCATTCGTTCCCATTCTGATATCTGGATCAGCAGTTAATCTTCCAGAAAGAATAACAATATTCACAATTTATCACCTCTCAATCTGAATGTCGCATCTAATAAGTGCGTGTTTGATTTTCTTTGTATTTCCTGTTACAGTTTCTTCTTTCCCGATAACAAAGGAAATATCATCTTCTGTTACGTTGAATCCTTTTGTTTTGATATGCTCCATGATGATTTCTTTAATTTCATCTGTGCCGATTCCGATTGTTATTTCCAATGGTGTTACCTCCCTGGTTTGTATACTGGTGGCATTGGTTGCCATGCAATGACTGGGTAATATGCAATTCCGTGTTCTTCTACCATGCCCCATCTTCCACCGCCTAAATATGTAAGGGTTGTTGGTAACTCGGCGTCTTTTATGGTAACGTTGTATTTTATCTTATCTTCTGGGCTTTCTCTCACATCTGGCTCTGGCGGTAACTTCACATCTGTTGGAATCCACATATCCGCAGGACTGTAGGAACAGATCAGTTCTTCAACTTTCTTGATTGCGTCATTCCAACCTTTGTCGTACTTACATTCCTGTTCGGAAGGTTCTGGCTTTTTCAGTTTGTCAAGTGTTTTTAAGAAGATTTTCATTGATTAATCCTCCTTGACTTTCTCAATAGTTTCTTTTATTGCTTCTTTCACAGCCTTGGTTTTAATCATCTTATCTGCCAAGGCTTTTGCCGCTTCCTGTACGATCACGTTTTTATTCTCTTCTAGTATCTCGGAAATATGAGAATGTATCATCCTACACAACGGCTCATTGGTTTCTCTACTACCATATAACTCTTTTTTATAAATAACTCCTTTGATTTCTTTGGTAATTTTTTCAACTACCTTGTCCTCAACATTTTTACGGATTTCCTTTGCAATTTCTTCCTCATTGACACCAATCGTTACTGGTACGCTGAATACGCTCATTTTCAATTTCCCTCCCCTATAGCTATCACATCACATCCAATAAATACCAATTCCTCATGTTCACTAATTCCATAGCCGACAGATCTTCTTCCTACTTTAAAAAATACATTATTTGTATTAACCGTAACTCCTTCAGTTTTTTCCATATAATCAGAAACAATAGCTTTCAAAATATCTTCATTTAAGAAAGTTTTTCTTTCGACTATCGGATGTTCTTTTGGCATATATTCAAGCCATGTCTCTATACCTTTGTATTCTTTTCCTTCTGTGTCAGTCCATTCGCCATTTCCAGTATATGCAAGCATGATGATTCTTTCAGAGTTTTTCAGCTTTACATAATACAAACATGCGGTATCATCAGTTGGAGCTTCTGGAAGCATATCTCTTACTGAGCGCCATGCACTAGTTGAAGGAATTGTTTTTCCTGCTTTACGGTCTACATGCTCCTGTCCTTTAATTACATAGTTTCTAAATTTTTTTGGCATTAATTTTCTCCTTTCAATTATTCAGTCGAATTGTTTTCCTTATCATCTTCAACTGCTTTCCAAATACAATCCATAACAGATGCATAATCAAGCAGTATTTCTCTTTCTCTGATGTTTCTTCCGTCTTTTTCATGCCAATCTCTCACTATATAAAGTTCGGCATTTGCAGAAAGAATATCTGTTTTCATGTCCCAGTATTTAATATGAATTTCATAAGCTGCATTTGCAGAAATTGGATTTACATAAATTCCTTTTGTTACTTCTTTCCAATCTTTTAATTCAATTGATACCATCTATTTCTCCTTTCAAAACGGACATAAGTCCAAATTAACTTCAAGTCCAGGTCTGGCAATCTGCACCAGGGCATCATCCCAAACCACTGCTTCTTTTATCTCTTTCAAAATCTGTTCCGGGTCAGCTGTTTCATTACTCAAATGCACCAATGTTACTGTCCGTAATGCTGCCGTATGGTTTGTATTCACCAAGCTTTTGCAAGTATCTAAGGAACAATGCCCTTTAAGCCTGTGCGTGTAATTTTCAGCTGTTTTGTCAACCAATTCTTTACAATAGTTGCACTCAATAACTAAGTGATTCAGTCGCATTGCCTTGAAATTGTATCGGCAAAATTCAAAGTCTGTCATGTACAACAGCTTTCCCATCTCTTCATGTTCCACGATATACCCATAATTGAAACATGAAATAAGTTGCCCTGTGTCCTTATCCCTTGTAGTATGCGGCAAATAGAACGGTATTACTGTAAACGAGCCAACCCGAAATGGTCTTTTTTCTGGAACGCCTTTCATTAATTCGCCAGTGATGATTTGCAGATGTTCCACAGTTTCATCATTGGTGTAAATCTGAATACCTAAATTCATCAGATTTTTAAATGATTCACGGTGATCACTCAACCGTGTTCATGGGTAAGAAGCACGCCAGAAACATCACTTGTTCTGTAATCAATAGCTTTCAGAATGTCTTTGTATCTGCATCCGCAGTCCAGAAGAAGCATTTCTCCGCTGTTCGATTTCAGAACATAGCAGTTTCCGTGGGTGCTTCCTGTGTTTACTACTCGCATGAACATTTATTATCACCTCTATTTCTAAATATTCCTTTAAATCAGTTTTCTTCATTCACAACAATACCGCCGTGGATAATAACTCGCTTTCCGTCCGAATCGTCAAAATAAACTTCATTTTCAGATTCGGAAACATCGAACTTCCCAGACCAGGACTTGATTTTACCGCCATTGTAATCGTAAACAGTTACGGTACGGTTCAGACCACCGTCAATATCACTAGACAGTGATTTTAATGATCTGCTACAGGAAGAACAACCGCTAAACATTGTGATTGCTGTAATCCCTGTGATTAATACTGCTGTCTTAATACATTTATGCTTCATTTTGGCTCTCCTTTTACATTGTAAGTCGGATTATAATGAGTACCACATATGTAATAACATTTAAAAGAATAATTAAATTGGTTCGATTGTATTCATTTTTTCGAATAAAAGTTACTATCCATCCCAAAAGTGCTACTAAAAGCAAAACAATAAGCACAATTGTGGAAGTTTCCATCCTACATTTCCTCCTGGCTCATAAATGACGGAATCTCTGTTTCCACTGGCTCTGCTGCCGAGACTGGCTCTTTCTCTGCTGTTTTTACAACTTCTGCGACTGTTGGCTGTTTAGGCTGTTCTTCGATTGCCGCTGGTTGTGGAATGAATTCTTCTGCATTGGCATTCTGTTCGATTTCTTCCTGCACTTCCCTGTACGTAGCATCCATCATGTTATATTCATAAGCCTGCACTGGATTATCCCATTTCTTAGGAATTGACTTCATAATATTATTTCGCATTTTACGAATAAGCATAGATTCTTTGGATTGCGTTTCGTAATAAGAGGGTGAGATATATGGTCTTAATTCCTCGCAATCAATAATTGCTTCTAATTCTCCAATCTCGGAAACTTTTTTCATAACCTCTTTTTTCTTTGCTTCAATCTGAGTTTTCTGTGCATCTGTAGCTTTATATCTGTCAGCACAAATTCCAAAAGTTTCATTCTGGAGGTTATTTTTGATATGTGCCGCAAGATTCTTTAAAACATCTGCTCTCTCACAGGAATGATACTCAATGTGTCCATCTTTATATTGAATTGGATATACTACACGAACAACTTTTCCAATTCCAGATTCTTCCCATTCTGGCGGTGTGATTTCTACACCTTTATGTCTTGGTGGAATATACTTATCACCTTCTCTGACTTTCCAGTATGGGAATACTTTTTCTACATTTACACCATATCTGCTAACAAGGCTGTCATTTCCATCACCCTCAATAGCAAATTCAATCTTCTTCTCCCATTGAGCTGGTTTCCCTTTTCCTGCTACGTTTACGTTTCTGATCTGGAAATAACACTCTCTCGGCTGTGCATTTGCATTCAGTTTCAATGCTGCTACTTTGCTCAGAATGAATTTAAGGTTGGAGCCATTTATTGCCTCAAAACTTACTCCGCTCTCATGCACCATCTGGAAAATAGATCCCATTGCCGCTACTACGCAATCTTTTGAGTAGGAATCAAATTCCATTCCTCTTGAAGTCAAATCTCTTTCCATTAAATCAACATACCGATTTGTATAGTAGGAAAGCTGTGTGTTAAATGTTGCTACTTGTGTGTTTTCTGCCATTTTAATTCTCCTTTTCTTTATTTATATGCTCAGTGGCATATGAAACAGGATGAAATAATTTGTCCTATGTTGAATTGTAATTTCCTGTTCTTTCATTAACTGTTTTATTTTTCCCTGTTGTGCTTTCCGGGCATTCACCCGGATTCATATGCCACCGATTTTTTATTTACTCTACGTGGAATCTTCCATAACCGCTTGTTCTGCCAGACCCGATGCCACATCCAAATCCTGCAAGCTGAATAATATTAACGATCTGCTCAATGGAATAAATATTATCTACATATGCAAGTTCGATTTCTGCTGACCATCCGGTAAATCTGTTTAAATGTACAAGAACAGGTTTTCCTTTCTTTGGTGACATTAGTTTTTCGTCAATGTAATGCTCAGCAAACTTAATCGGTATTAAACCTCCTTTGGCGATAATATTTACTCCAGCTTTGAACTTTGTACTATATGTATCAACCCCATTTCTTACAACAGCATCGCAAAAACATTTCAATAACCCGAATGCTGTAATGCAAGGTGCATTGTTGGTGAGTGCATCAATAAGGCCTTTTTCTGAGAAATCTGTAGGTTTTCCATTGTACCAGTGAATTGATGTAATGATTTCTTCCCATACATTTGCTTTTTCAAGGTTCTTTGCCTTGTCTTTTCTCTGATCAATCAGTTCTCTTGCGGTCACGTCATTCATCTTATTGAGAACTAAGTCTCCGTCTCCGATGATTGTGACTGTTGCGTGCTTAACGTTGATTGCCTGTAACTGAATTCTTTCTTCTTTTTTAGTTTCCATAATTCTTTTCCTCCGATTTTTTAATAGTTTTTATAGTTTCTGTTTGCGCAAACATTCAAGCAGATTAATCCACAATAGTTTAATATAAATATAATGTTGTGTTATGTATTTTCGTATGCCGTATTGTACTGTGCTATCCTGTAATGTATTGCGAAAGTAATCCGCTTAAATCTTTGCGTAAATTTCAGATATGCTTAACTGACAATAGAAAATGTCTTATAGTGTCCTGTATTTTTCTGTAATATGCTATCCTATATTTTGCTTGCACTGTAGTTAGCTTTCCTATTCTTGGCAGATTCTACTGCCAGTTAAATACATCTGGTTGAGTTGAATGCTCAGTATGTAACACGAATGTGCTGTACTTTAATTTTCTATCTTGCTGTGTTCTTTGTTTTTATTTGGCATAGCATCTTCATGCTACATACTCAAAATTCAATTTGTTTGGATGAGCCGCTTTATAAGCGATATAAAAGTCATGATAAATTGTAATATCTTATAATGTGCTATCATGTGGTGTTTTTTAATATTCTATCTTATGATGACGGTTATACCGCCTGTAAAACAGCCCATCCGTTAAGTACTGTGTTGTATTATTCTGTGCTATTATTTCCTGTTGTAAGAATTTTTGTCCTATAGTAAGTATTCACAACACTTGTCACTCTGCATAAGTGAGAATAATTTTGATGTAGTTTATTATATTGTCTTTTGTTTTCCTGTTTTTTAATGTACTATGCTATCCGCTTATGCAGACTGATAAATGCTGTGGTTTCCTACGCTCATAAACCTGTAAAATCAAGCGAATATTCTGTTTCAAACTATCCTGTGATGTCGTGTTGTGTTCTGCTTTTTCCTGTACTTTACTTCTTTTGCCTATTTTACAGGCATATCAACGTAGTAATTTCGCCGCTACTGCACTCATGTCCCTACAAGAATAAGGTGTTTTGCTTTGCTCTGTGATATTATGTATTGTCCTATTTAGCAATATAATGTGCCATAATATAGTTTGATTTCTTCCTACTCCTGTAGGCATATCAGCACAGTAGCGGCATTTATGTTTAACTAATCAGTTCCCAAACTTCTTCGTATTCAGAAATATTCTGGTATTTCTGCTTTACTGAAAGAAGTTCATTCCGACAGCGCTCTAAAAGTGCTTCGTATTCATCTGGCTGCTTCAAAATAAGCTGTGTTGGCTTGTATCCGCTTTTCCCATCTGTCTTGTAAAACACTCGAATTGCTGTCGGCTTTGACTTGTTATCAATATCCTGTTCCACGATTTTTAACTGACAAACTATCTGTCTGGCTTCGTGGATTCTGTATTTTTCAGCTGCTATGGAATCATCCCATGTAAAGCACTTATGTAATTCTGTACTTTCGTCCCTTGCTTTCTCAAGAATCTGCTGTGGTGTAGCAGATTCCATCTGATCGCAAATTTCCATGATTTCAGATGCGCATTTTGTAGCATCTGCCTTGAAAAAATGTTTTCCCCATGTTGCTGTTAGCATTTTCCCCTCCTGTTTCTGCATAGGTGCCTGTGTATAGCAATGAAAGATGTTCTGTATTGTCTTGTTCTCTGATTTTCCGTTCTTTATAATCATATATTTCGGTATAATGGCAACTTTCATTGCCATGCAACGACACCTATGCTTTTTGATTTTTTATTTAGATTCTTTTCACTCTCAAATCATCATCCGTCACTCTTAGGACAATCATTTGCTGTTCAGCACTAGGAAGTCTGGTTGTGTTTACGCTCTCGCTGTTGTCAACAAAAATCGGCAAATTCAAACCGTTCAAAGCCTGTAAACCTCTAAGCAAATCAATGTCACACAAGATTTTGTCAGAATAATTCAAACCATCAAAGTAATTCACTCCATTACAGATCATCTTGCAAGTTTCCACTGGATTTCCATCAATCGTGTAATCAAGAAAACTGAACTGGAAATGCTTAAAGTATGGATTGATTTTCTCTGCCAATGCCTTATTTTTCTGAATTGAGAAGCTAAGAACGGTGTCAATGTTCTTTTCAATATCAGCTTGTACCTTTCCAAGTTTTCTCAGTTTCTCGTTCAGTTCGGCTACTTGCTTTTCTTTCCCTACAACTGCTGCCTGTGCAATCTTGATATCTGCGTTCATATCGGAAATTTGTTCTTTAACATTGCTGATCTGAACTCTCAATTCCTGTTTCTTTCCAGGAACATCATCAAATGATTTCAGTTTCTCTTCAAGTTCTGCAATTCTAGCTGTAACTGCAAGATATTCTTCATCATTTGTCATATCTACAGATTCCGGAAGCTCCACAAACTTGGACTGTTCTTCCTCAATCTGTTTAGTGAGTTCAGCAACTTCATCCTGTGCTACGCCGATTTCTGACTGTAATTTGCTGATTTCCTCGTTAGTTTTCTTTAATTTTGCAGAAGCAGAATTTCCAAGATCACAAGTTCCTTTTAACTGGTTCTGTTTTGCTGATTCCCAGTTTTGCTTTTTGGTTAATTCATTTTCAATTCTGAACTTCTTCTTTTCTTCAAAGGAAGATTTCAGTTTGGAAACTTGTTCTTCTGGCAGTTCCTGTCCACAGGTCGGGCAAATGGTATCAGAATCATTGAATGTTTCAGCTTCAATAGCTTTCAGTTCAGAATCATCCCACTCCATTTCTTTGATTCTCGGATAGTCCTGTCTGGCTCTATCCAAGTCAGCTTTTGCCTGTTGTGCTTCCCTTATGTGGTTGCCCAGTTCCATTCCAATAATACGAATGCTTGATTCCTTTTCTGATTTTTTTAACATAAGTTCGGAAACTGTATCAGAAATAAATTTTTGTCTGGCTCTTAACCATTCATTCGCCTTGCTAACCAGACCGTCCCTGGAAGATTTCAAACCACGGATTTCATATGAAAGACTGTCATAGCCTTTTGCTGAATCTTCAAGAATCCGTTCCTGTTCTTCCAGTTTGGAAATCTCCACATTAAGTTCCTGCTTTTTGGATTCTAGGGAAGAAGTGTCTTCTGCTTCAACGCTTCGATTGGTTTCATATGCAATCTCCGTGTTTTTTGCATCAACTTTTTTCTTTTGCGCATTCAGTTCCTTTCGGAGCTTCTTCAAGGTATCCTCTACGGAATGCCCCTTTGTGATTTCTTCCACATGAGCGTACTGTGGATTCTCTTCCATAAACTGAGCAATATCGAAACCAGACATCTTTTCCAGTACCTTTCTGGATTCTGCGGTTGACTTCTGTAATGTGTCCAGAAATGGTTTTGGATTACTGCACATCAGAAGTGTTGAAGGCTCTGCTATTGACTGGATGAACTCGGTATAATCCTTTGATTTAGCCGAGAATCCGTCAATTTCATAAGAAGTTTCATTTCCATCGAACACCTCTTCGGACTGTCCTCTTGGTTTCCTCCACTTCTGCTTTGTGATTTTGCGGATCACTTTTTCTTTCCCATCAATCGAAAGTGTAAGCTCTCTTACAACATCAACCTTTGGCACTTCCACGCCATTTTCTTTTCTGCGAATAGAAGTCGGTTCTGTACCATTTGCCATCTTTCCTGTCAGAACATCCAAATATGCGTCCTGCAATGTGGATTTTCCTTCTCTGTTTCTACCAGAAATCTCTGTTCTCGGAAACAAATCTACAGACTTACTTGGAAACTTCTTGTAATTCTCCAAGTAAATTTTTTTTACTTCCACTTTCATGCTCGATTATCCTCCCTATTGATACCTCATATGCAGTTCTAAGCTCTACTTCATCACCAGATAATTTTTTATGATAAATCCGGCTCTGGATTCTTCCGATTATTTTTACGAAATCTCCGACCTTGAAATCAGCAGCTTCTCTGGTTTCATTCCACCATGCGATACATGGAATATAATCTGTTCTTCGCAAGTCATATTCGTTGCACGCAATCATCAAATCACAGATTTCTTTTCCACTTGGTGTTCTTCGATAAACAGGCGGTTTGCAAAGATAACCTTCCAGAATGAATTTATTTTCATCGTCTACGCTTCCATCTCCACCCAATAATGTTTCTGCTTTAACTTCCAATATTAAATGTGATTTTCCATTTTCCTTTTTATTGTATGAAGTGTATTTTCCCTCAATATAGATGTGTTCTCCAATTTTCCAGTTTTCTTCCATTCTTTCTGGTATTGCCACTGGAAGCAAATCTACGTTTCCACTGGTACGCTTTGTTCCAACATAGAATCTTTTGAATTTATCTCCATCTTTGAAAATACATCTGTCTGAATGTCCATTAACGTACCGTATAATTGAACTTTATTCTTATTATTCTTCATCCTCCAATTTCTCCATTTCTTTTACGGAAATCTCATATACACTTTCCGTTTCTTCCCCATTAACATAAACATCACGGCTCATTAACCTGCCAGTCACTTTAATGTAATCATTCCTTTTAACATCTACCGCCAGATCAGCACCTTTTCCCCATAAAGTGCAGCGAATAAAATCGGCTCTTTCTGAAAAATCTCTTGGAATTGCCACAAAAAGATTTGAAACTTTCCTGTGCGTTACTGGCGTAAGTTTTGCATATGGCTCTTTCGTGCAACTTCTGGCAATAAACTCTACTTCGTTTATATCACCATCCGGAACCTGTTCTTCCAGGATTTCCACTTCGTCTGCTGCGATATAATTAGCATTGTGGTGCTTATTTGGATTTTTAGAAGTGTCCATGCTTCTGATTGCTCCTGTTACCACAACTTCTTTTCCGTTATAATCATTGTCACGTACAATGGAATCTTCTATAACAATTGGAAACATATCTACTGCACCACTTTTGCGAATAACTGTCAGCATGAATTTGTAATAGTATCTTCCGTAATGTTCGTGGCTGAACACTATTTCCCCGGCTCTGCCGGATAATCTTACTTTATTTAATCTTTGCATTTACTTTTCCTCCGTTCCTAATATAATAGGAAGAAACACTATTGAGAATAAGACTGTTGATATGAATAACACCCCGATAACATCAAATGATGTAAGCATCCATGTGATTGAGAAGATTACTGTAAACATCCCTATTCCTACAAATATTTCTCCTATTGTCTTTACCACCTCTTTCATTTTGTCCTCACTTTCTTCTGGATGTGGTTACTGCAAGTGCAGTTGCCAGAATAGCGATAATTACATTTCTTGCCATCAGCTTTTCTTCCAGATCGGCAATGATTTCACTGGAAAGTGGCTGATTTTCGCCATTTTTTTGCATAAAAAGTCCTCCTGTTATATTTTTGTTTGTCAAATACAGGAGGTTGTGTTATAATAATCCTGTATTTAACTAACTCGTTCTTAGTTAGATACCGTCCTGGTTGGTGTGTCAGCACCTTCCAGGACAACTTAACCTACTTCTACGAATTTCCCATCTTTCAGCGTATAGAAAGTATCTTCCTTGATATTTTTCCCATCTACTTTTGCGGACTTAACGTCTACAATATGATATTCATTATCNTAGATACCGTCCTGGTTGGTGTGTCCGCACCTTCCAGGACACTTAATCTGCTTCTACAAATTTTCCGTCTTTCAACATATAGAAAGTATCTTCTTTAATGTTTTCTCCATCTACTTTTGCTGATTTAATATCTACAATATGATATTCATTATTAATTTCTTTCCACTCTGCTAAAACAATAAAACATCCAATTTTTCCTTTAGCTTTTGAATCAATTCCTGTAGCTAATGCAATACTTTCTTTTCCTTCTACAATTGCCGCTGACTGATCTCCGGTATT